TTCAACGATAATGCGGAAATCGTCCAGGTGGTGTCTCCGGTTCTCTTGAGCTCCCGTGGCGCGTGATCCGGGTGTGCAATGAAGATCACATCCGCAGATTGTGTGATGAAAAGATCATCCAGGTCCGAAGTTGTGTAGGGAGTATCGACTTCAACCGGTTTGACGATCGTTCGTGTTCCGGATCCGGCTCCCGTTATCGGTAAGGCATTGCCTTTCGTGTTGTCTGCCAGGGTCAGGCGAATATCCGCTGAAGAAACGTAATGAACGAAATAACGCTGGTCGGTCGTGATCCCGGTCGGAGCAGCTGCGCCGGCTCCCAAAGTCAAATAAACATCATCACCGGTGGAAAGCCCGTGGCTTCCGGTGCTCAATGTGAGTGTGTGTGTGGATGTATTGACTGCGGAAATGGTAGCAACATCTTCTGTGAGAACGGCATCAGTCCGATAAAATCGAACGTAGAGGTTCCCAAACTCGAGGATGTAGGATTGGCCTTGTCCGAAGTTGAAGGCGACCAGACGAACCGCAGCGTTATCTTTGGTTCTTGAGACATAGAATGTCCCAGGTCGTCTTGCGAGAGATCCTTGAGGGAGTGGGAAGAAATTTGAACAAGTTTTAAGTGAATTCTTGTAGCTCGGCAGATCAACGTAGCCCTGCATTCTGGGCGAGATCTGACCATCCGCAAACGATGTCTGGACGGCTTGTATCCGAGGCATTACAACCTTGCTTCGATAAACACATCAGAATAAATCGTTCTCACATATCCGCGTTCAGAACTATCCGCGGTTCGTGCATCCGAAAGCACCGCCTGGTATTTGGCGAGCATGTGATCCCGGAGCTCCGGTCTTCCTGTCAAGGCTTCCGCAATTTCAGAAGCAAGACGAAGTCCGATCGCATGAATGACCAGGGCATCAAATTCGTTCGGATCCTCGACCCTTTTGACATATTTAATCCAGGCTTGTTCGGAATCGGTGACTAGAAATCCGTTTTCTATGTGATGCTCCTCATTCCAATCATAAAGATCGAGAACCCTGAGACAATCACTCGGCAAGGCGTATTTGAAGGAAAACCCCCAGGTCGGTGCAGTTGAGGATCGAGCAAGCTTTGCCCGGGAAACTGCACAACTCCAGGGATACGATCGAAGCACGGCATCACGGGTATCGGAATACCTGAGATTACAAAGCCGTGCTCGTTCGTTGTTGTCGGTCAGGCTCGCAATCTTCTGGTCGCCCAGGTTTACGAGCCCGATGTTGCAAATATCGACAACGCTGGTCATTAATCGACGACGTAGAAAAGTTCTAGCGCGATTGAACCAGCTGCATCGACGGCAGCATCCAAAATAGCGACTTTGATGTCCAAGAGACCACCTGGATCCTTGGCTTCACTAGCGACATAATCCCAGAGGGGAGTTGCCGTAGTGGCAAAGTCTTTGATCACGGATGCGGATCCTGCTGATGCGACTGCGATTCCATCATTGATGGCATCCACATCGTCAGCATTCACCAGGTTTCCATCGACCGCATAGACTCCAATGTCAGCGGTGGTGGATCCTCCTCCTACGTTATCGAAATAAATCGTTGACGAAGGAAGGATGATCGCATTTGAAGGCAACCTTGCGAGATGATAAGTCGAGTTGACCGAATCATCCGAGTTGGTTTCCACCACATCGAAAGTTGATCGAACACGACCATAATGATGACGAGAATCCACGAAGGTTTGCTTGACGGCAACCAGGTCCGTGGTTTTCGTTCCGACTAAGTTTACGACTGCCATAACTTACTCCTTTCAGCTGGCGTTATGATTATGAAGGATCGCAAGCAATCTCAACGACACGCTCTTCTTCCAATCGTGTGGATCCCACAGTCATGGAGAAATAAACGTAGGTCGCGAAACGCTTATCGGCCCGTTCGGTAACACGCGCTTTGATGTCATCCCAGACACAAAGCCCGATTCCTGCGCGATGGTACATCACGACTTGCTCGTCAGAGCTAGAGTCGGTTCCAAGTCTCTCGGTTCTGATGAATCGAACTCCCATGAAGGTATCGATCTCTCCGGTGACAAGACCGCGAACGGAATTGTAATCTCCGGAAAGTGCGTTGATTCCTGAGAATCCGGCATCGGTGTTGCCCATCTTTTGACCGAAGGACATGTCCGAGAGGAGGTGTGCGAGTTGCTTGGAATTGACGATACAGAAAATATTCGGATTTCCGGCGAGATCATAATCATCCGCATCGGCTGCTCCGAGGATCTTCTTTGCTTCAAGAAGCTTTGAGATCGTCAAGCCCTTATCGCCTGTTCCCAAACCATAGGCATGTGAATTGACGGCAACCTTCTGTCCACTTCCCAATGTGGCAGTTGAACTTCCATCAACTCCGGTGTAAGCCGTTCCGGTCAACGCCGAGATGATCTCGTCATCGATCGATCGGCCCATCGCCATTGCTGCGTTTTGAGCGTAAGATGATGCAGGATCAATCAGCATTCGCAGCTTGTCCTGGTCATCAATCAAATCTCCCCATTGGAAAGATTTTGGCGTTACACGCCTTCTGGAATGAGGCGTATCGACTAATGGTGAATCCGCATGTCGGGATGTCACCAGTTGGGCAGCGGTTGCTCCCAGCTGTTCCATATAGACCTCTTCACCGCGCTTGCCGGTTTCCAAGGTCGTTGCTCCACGCAGACGAGACCCCATCTGCTGAACGAGCATCGTTATGTTGTCTGAATACTGCTTTACAAAAGCAGTCGAGATTTGTGTAGACATGGATTACTCCAAATGAACGATTTCCTGCCGAACATTTGGAGTTATCCGATGAGATCGGGCTCCGAAAAGAACCTAGTTGCTTGAGGGTTCTAAAAGAATTGTCCTACGCTCAAGTTCCCAGGCAGGGGATTACGCATCCTAATTTTCAGGATGCAGGTAATTGAATAAGTTTTGAAATTCCTTTACAGCATTTGCATGATCCGGGTGTTCTCCGTTGATGTATGCTTTCATAAATTCGGGATCCGATTTACGTTCCGCAATTTTTGATTCGGCGGTTGCTGGTGACATCCCACCGACCAAACCATCCTGGCCTCCAACAAGTCGATTGTCTTCTGTCAGGAATTGTCCGATCCTGGCAAACATTTTTGTCATGCCTGGATGGTTTCCCATGCCGGTTTCCTCCATAAATTTGACAGTATCTGAATCTGCAAACTGGAGAAAAGCACGGCGCGACAGTTCCGCATTCTTCTTGTAATCATCACCCCATTCCTGGTTCAGCTGACCTTGATATTGCAGCTGCTCCTGCTCGTAAGCCTTCATCGCTTTGTCATTGGACTCCCGTCCCAGGTTCCCTAGATAGTCGTAAAACTTCGAGGCCTGGTCCTGACTCAGCCCGGTTTCATGCGCGAATTGCTTGAACTCCTCCGGGGCTTCACCATCAAACTTGTACTCCGCAGCAGTCTTCGGTCGTCCAAGACGATCATAGACTTCTCCAAGGTCTCCGTTTGATGCAACACGAACCAATTCCTCCGATGGAGCTCCAAGCTTCTTTGTGGCATGGACATAGCTTTTTGCAAGGTCATCCCAGGATTTGAAATTCCGTAGAGAAGGTTCGTTTCGTAATTCCACGGGTAATGTATCCGGATTGAAAGATCCAGAACTTTCCGTAGAAGGCAAATCACCACCTCCGAGAATTGTTCCCGGAGTTGAAGATTCTGGATTAGTAGTCGTCGAGGTCGCGTTCTCTTCCATGCGATTGTCTTTCTAACTGTTCAAGTTCACCGATTGACACACTCAAATAATTGATGATGTCCATGACAACGGATCGCCGTCCCTCATTTGCGTGTGTGTGATAAGGATCTCCAGGAACCAAGGTACTGGAGAAAACAAAATGCCGACTGCATAAGTCAGCAAGCACACGTTTTCCGGCATCGCTACCGAACGTGCTTTCATAATCTGATTTAAGTTGTTTGCGCTTTAGCAATATTCAAGCTCGCTTGAGATCGGTTGCGGTCTGCCATCGAGACCAGGTTATCGGCTTCCGCGACTGCCATCTGTTCCTGCATTTGAGATTGCATTGCCATCTGTTGTGCTTCAGCTTCCATTTCTGCTGCAAACTCTTCTTCTGTCTTAAAGACGGATGGAGGTACGCGCAGGATCTCGGCTGCAATG